CACAAGCTAATGCTGCTACAACAGGTATGTATTCATTGGGTGGTGCTGCATTGGGTGCGCCCAAAGGTACATTCTCTGACCGCAGATTGAAATCAAATATTGTCAGAATTGGCACTCACCCAATAGGTGTGGGAATTTACGAATACGACATTTTTGGTGGTCGTCAGATTGGCGTAATGGCGCAAGAGCTGATGGAAGTAATGCCAGAGGCAGTACAGCAGCATTCAAGCGGTTACTTAATGGTTGATTACGGGAGACTTTGATGGTTGATGTAAATTTATCCCCATACACCGCTGAACAGCAGGCGATGGATCGCCGCCGCAAAATGGCAGAAGCGATGCAACAACAAGCCGTTGCTCCCATTGAAATGCCGACTGTGCCAGGTGCAAAAGTTAGCCATTTACAAGGGTTGGCAAAGCTATTGCAAGGCTACATTGCTGGTAAAAATCTTGATAGAGCAGATCAAGAGCAAAAAGATTATGAAAATCAAATGTCAGGAGAAATGGCACATTTACTTAGCAATTTGGGTCAGTATCAAACTGTAAAAGGAGAGCAAATTTCTCCTGCTGTACCTGCTGAAATTATTCCTGCTGTAGAAAATCAAGAAAACCTTGATAGAAAAAATACTATTGTTTATAACTTTTCACATAGAACAAATGAAACTCCTAGTATAGGAATGGTAAACAATGGCACAAGATTAGACGAAAGCGGTAAAAATACATTTATGCCGTCTAGCGTTACTGGGCAACAAATAAGGGACGCAAATGATTTGCCTAGATTTACATCCGAAGAAAAAATTATAACCCCAGCAAAACCAGCTACATTTGCTGCAGATAGCCAAATACCTGTATTAAATGCAACTTATTTAGACCCTGCTAAGCCTTATGCTTATAAAGCTGGACAAGTCAGGAGTATGTTGGCTCAATATTTGATGCAACAAGAAGCACAAAAGCAAGCTGCGGCTTTAAAAGCGCAAGACATTCAAAGGCGCAATCCAGAAGAAGATTTATACAAAATTGTAAATGGCAAATATGTTGTTGTGTCGCCTGGCGTAGCAAAAGAAAAGAACTTGATTGGATTGCCAAATCCATCAGACTTTACTCCTGCAAGTTTGGCAGAATTTCAAATCAGCAAAAAATATTCTGATTTAGTTCCAAAACCAAAAGAAGCAAATGTGCCAGCGTCTGCTCAAAATTACGAATATTATGTCAAACAAGAAAATGCTGCGGGTAGAAAACCATTATCTTTTAAAGATTTTGAGTTGTTAAAAGTGCGTGAGGGCAGAGCACAAGCTGCGCCTAGAGAACGAGTGGTTTATGACACAAATCGGGGCGGCACTGTTAATTTGGACACTGGTGAATTTAAGCCCGTGGTTAGCCCAATTGGTGAGCCTATCGGCAGTCGTGAAAAACCATTGACCTCTGGTGAAGTTAACAAAATTACTGATATTGATACTTCTTTGGGGACGCAAAAAAGGCTCAAAGAGACATTTGATGACAAATATGCTGGTTATACCTTTGAAGGGCAAGGTGAGTTAGCCAATGTAGTGGGCAGTAAATTTGGTGGTCGTAATCAAGCCCAAGCGGAATGGTGGGCAGCTCATGCGGCTAATGACAACATTGCACGAAATGCTTTGTTTGGAGCGTCATTAACTGCGGGTGAGCAAAAGGCATGGGATAAGACATCCATTAACCCTGGCATGAGTCCATCAATGATTAGGAACAGAATGGCAGAGCGTGAGGCTTTGATTGAGGCTAAACGTAATACCACAGTAGAAAACTTTGGCAAGGCTGGTTATGATGTAAAAGGATTTAAAGAAAAATCAGATTTTTACAATCCATCTGTTAACACCCCACCAATAAGTGCTTTAAAAGAAGGGCAAACTACCACTTTTGCTAATGGTCAGAAATGGACATTGCAAAACGGTAAACCAATTCAGGTGAAATAATGGATAAAAACCCTTGGAAAGTCGTTTCAATTGAGCCAGCAACCACTCAGGCTAATCCTTGGGATGTTGTTTCTACTGCGCCAGCCAAAAAACGATCATGGATGGATGTTGCTGGAGAATCGTTAACTAGCATACCTACAAGTGCTGCGGCATTAGCTGGCAGTCTTTATGACGTAGCAACAGACCCAATTCAAGCCGCAAGAGGCATGGGAAGAATGATTGTTGGCGGCACAGAAAAATTGATGGGTGAGCCTTATTTTGATACCTCAAGTGGTCGGGCGGTTCGTGAGCAAGGTAAAGCGGCATTAAGCGGCGCTGGAGAATATTTTAAAAACCGTGCTGGTAGTGAAGAAGCAATTAAAAATACACTAGCTACCGACCCTGTGGGCGCTGCGGCTGATTTGTCTGCGTTATTAAGTGGCGGCAGTACGTTGGCGGCAAGAATGCCTATGTTGGCAAAAGCTGCGCCTGCATTAAGAACATGGGCAAGTGTGACTGATCCTTTGAATTTGGCGGCTAAAGCTGGCGGCAAAATGTATGACCTTGCTGGCGTATTGACCAAACAAGGTTTGGGTCTAAAAACAGGCGTAGGAACAGAACCAATAACTCAAGCAGTGCAAGCTGGTCGAGAAAATAATCCTGCGTTTATTAAAAATTTGCGCGGTGATGTGCCTGCAATTAATGTTTTAGAAGATGCTAAAGCTAACCTTGCACAAATAAATGCTGACAAACAGCAAGCCTATCGGTCTGGCATGGTTAACATTAAAAATGATAAGTCTGTGCTTGATTTCATAGGAATTGACAAAGCATTAAAAGACGCTGAGGGTGCGGCTTACTTTAAAGGTAAAGTTATTGACGAAACTTCTGCATCTGTATTAGATAAGATGAAAGCCAAAGTAGCAAATTGGAAAAATTCAGACCCTGCTGAATACCACACTCCAGAAGCTATGGATAAATTAAAACAAAGCCTTTGGGAAGATTTTGGCAAATTAGGCCAAGAAGAAAAAGAAGCATATTCATTGGGTAAGCAAATTTATGATTCTGTTAAAACAGAAATTAGTAAACAAGCGCCTGAGTATGCAAAGGTAATGAAAGAATATACCGATGCAAGCGATTTAACTAAAGAAATTGAGCGTTCATTGTCTCTTGGCCATAAGGCATCTGCTGACACCGCAATGCGTAAACTTCAATCGTTAATGAGAAACAACGTAAACACAAACTACGGTCAACGACTCAATCTTGCCCAACAATTAGAAAGCGCCGGTGGCAGAGATTTAATGCCTGCTTTGGCTGGTCAGGCTATGGGTGATTGGACACCAAGGGGCATCCAAAGGGCTGCGGCAGGACTTGAGGGCATGGGTGCTTATGCAATTGGTGGCCCCGCATTGGCGGCTTTAGATGTAGCATCGTCATCACCAAGATTAATGGGTGAGGCATCATACAAATATGGTCAACTTGCAAATGCTTTAAATCAAGGCAAAAAAGCAGTTTCTAATGCAGTGCCAATGACGGCAAAACAAGCTAGATTAGCGGCTCTTTTAGGGTCACAATCTAATCCATACGCAATTGGGGGACAGCAATGAGTTACGCCCTTGTTGCTTTGTTTTTAATCCTTGAAATATGAGATTGATTTACGCCATATTTAGCAGCAAGTACGGATTGTATTTCCGTGCTGGCGCAAATCATGGCAATGTCGTCATCAGTCAATCTTCCATTCCAATGATTCAGTCCATAGTTATGACGGCGTTTTTTTGCGGTGTCTGCGTTGTTTTCGGCTTTTGTGCCTATTTGAAGATGGTCGGGGTTTACGCATGGCGCGTTATCGCATTTGTGCATAATTATTTTGCCATCAGGTATTTGACCTACATAAAGCTCATAAGAATAACGATGAGCTCTAACAGTTTTGCCGCCAGCAATCATAAAAATTCCATACCCATAACCATTTTTAGTCCCTTTCCAAACCCAGCATTTGTCGGTTTTTTGAATTTTTGCCTCAAAAGCATCTTTTTCAGATACCCCCAAATGATCGTGCAAAGTTTTAGAATGCCAGGCTTGTTTGTAATGTTTGCTACAAAGTTGGCGAGCCACAGATGGCAAGGCGCAAACAGAACACAAAATCACCGTTTTTACTTGATGGCCCATAAATCCTCTTGTAAAAACATCAATTATATGCCCTTTCAATGGAGGTGGCTACTGTGAGTTACAATGGTTCGGGAACATTCCAAATAAACACATCTGGTCAACCAGTAGTCACAGGCACGGTCATATCCTCGACCGCTTTTAACGCCCTTACAGCAGACTTGGCAACAGGTCTGTCCACGGCTATCACAAAAGACGGTCAGACGGCTACAACGGCTCGCATACCGTTTGCTGCGGGTATCAGCTCTACACTGGTCACAGATTCATCTAGCACGGGTACAGGATCAATTATTACGGCTGGTGGGGTAGGTATAGCCAAGGCGCTGTATGTGGGTACTACGGCTAACGTGGCGGGTGCTGTGACCCTTGGCGGCGTGGCGACCTTTAGCGCACAACCGATATTTTCTAGTTTGACGGCATCAACGGCAGTGGCAACAGATGCGTCCAAAGGTCTTGTTAGCGTCACCAATACAGGCACTGGCAATAACGTGCTGGGGACTGGGCCAACAATATCTTTGCCTGTCATTGACAACATTAAGATGGGTTACGCCACCACTGCTACGGCGGCGGGTACGACTACTTTGACCGTGGCAAGTAACTACCGTCAATTCTTTACAGGTTCTACTACGCAAACCGTTGTTTTGCCTGTAACTAGCACTTTGGTGACTGGCATTGCTTATGAAATTGAAAACAATTCGACTGGGTTGCTAACGGTTAATTCGTCTGGTGGTAATTTGGTGGGAACAATACCCGCAGGCGTTTGTGCTCATGCGGTTTGTATTGGTACTACGTTAACCACTGCCGCCGATTGGGATTGGGATTACATCTCAAACACATCAATCACTGGCACAGGCTCTGCTGTATTGGCTACTTCGCCAACAATCACAACGCCAACCATTGACACTATTACATCAGCCGCAGCAACTGCGCTGACATTAAAAAGTGCTGGTACAACAGCTCTCACAATAAGCACAAGTCAAGCGGCAACTTTTGCAAGTACGGTGGCTGATTCGGTGGCAATTTTAAGGCCATTGGTTTCTGGCACTGCGGTTGCATCTACCAGTGGGACGAGTATTGACTTTACAAGCATCCCATCATGGGTGAAGCGTATCACTGTGATGTTTAATGGTGTCAGTACAGGTAGCAATTCAAATTTTTTAATTCAAATAGGCTCTGGTTCAATTGTAACTACTGGTTATGTATCGGGGGCGGTCACAGTTCAATCAGCCGCAATTAGCTCTGCGGCAGTAACAAGCACTACTGCTTTTGTTGTTGCAACTGCTGGTAATGTGGCATATTTATGGACTGGAACAGTTCAGTTGGTCAATCTTACTAGTAATACTTGGGTTGAATGCGGTATGTTGGTTAATACAACTGGAGATCGAAGTACCAATAGTGGTGGAACACTTGCTCTTGGTGGTGCGCTTGATCGAGTTCGTATTACTTCTGTAACACCAGATACTTTTGATGCCGGAAGTGTAAATATCTTATATGAATAAGGAAACATCATGACACACAGAATCGTGGTTAACGTAGAAACAGGCGTAGTCACTCAAGTTGAATACACACCTGAAGAGCAAGCAGTGCATGATGCGGCAGTGGCGGCGCAAGAAGCTGCGGCGGTTGTGATAACGCCGCCCGTTGAGCCCGTGGTTGAGACACCACCAACTGAGCCTGCACCATGAGTGACGAACTTGAATTAGATTTTGCGGTGCATGAGGCCATCTGCGCCCAGCGGTATGAAGCCATTCAAAAGACTTTGGCTGACGGCGACAAGCGCATGACCAAGATTGAATACTTGCTGTATGCACTGATGGTTTGCGTTTTGTTTGGCCCTGGCGTTGCCGGTGAGTTTGTCAAAAAGCTATTGGGGCTGTAAATTGATCCTTTTACACTTGCACTTGCCGCCATTGCTGCAATCAAGCAAGGTGTGGCGCTGTACAAGGATGCAAAGTCGGTCGCTAAAGATGTCACCTCCATCACAATGGAGATTTCTGGTCACATCGGTAAATTCTTTGATGCCCATGAGCAAGTCAAAGCCGCAGCAATTGAACAAAAGAAAAACCCGCCAAAGGGTAAATCACTAAAGGCACAGGCATTAGATAACATTTTTCAAGAGATGGAGTTAGAGCGCCAAGCCACTGAGTTGAGAGAATTGTTAATTTACGGCGTAGACCCAGCTTTAGGGGCGGTATGGTCAAGGTTTCAGGATGAGTTTGAAAGATTGCAAGCTGAACAGGAAAAGGAAAGGTTAGCGCAAGAGGCCAAGGAAAGGGTAGCGTCATGGCAACGGCGAAGAATGCTAAACCAACTACAAGACAGGGCGCTAATAATCGGGGCGGTGGCGATAGTTTTTATATACCTCCACCTGATGTTTTACGCAATCAGCCAGATGAGGATAGCGAAATGGGGTTCTTGATTTCTCTAATTGCAATGGTGGCTGTGTTTGGTGTGCTTTTACCTTTGATGGCAATGTTGTATTTTGACATTTTGGAAGTTAGAGAGCAGACCAAACACCAGCAACAAGTCATTCAAAGAATGATCAACGAAGCAAAGGACAAACGTGATGCAAATAGACCCGAGTGATACAACCGCCAAACACTTTATTTATTATTTTGCATGGTTCTGGTCGGCAACCTCAGTTATTTACTTTTTTTGCGTGACGTTCATCCCGTTGCCAGAGGGCGGTCGAGACTTTGCCAACATCATCCTTGGATTCTTGCTGGGTACGGCGGTCGCAACGATTATTTCGTTCTTTTACGGTTCAAGCAAGTCAAGCAAGGACAAAACTGAAGCAATGATGAAAGCAGATGATGTTAAACCTGTTTAACCCGTGGATATGGATTGGTGTATTGTTTGTAATCTTGGGCGCGGCTACGGCTGGATACTCAAAGGGTGAGAATGATGAACTCATGCGCCAGCAAGCTGAGATTGCCGCATTAAATGCCGAGGCTAGACAAAAAGAGCAGGC